GATGCGCGCGAGCCTGTGGTAGCGCAGGTAGATGCCGTCGGCCCATGTCTGCCGGACCGTGAGGTTCTTGCCGACCACGCCGTCGACGCCGATCAGGCCGATGCCGACCGAGGGGCTGATCTCGCTGGTGACGTTCTCCAGAGTGACGTTCCGGATCGCGCCGGCCTCGATCTGCGGCCAGTCCTCGGTGCCGTCGGGATTGCCGCGATACCAGCCGCCGGTCTCCTGGTCGCCGGTGCCGACGTTGGCGCCGAGGAAGTAGATCGGCGCCCAGGTCTGGCGGTAGACCGACATGGCGGCGTAGGCCACGTGCACGCCGATCAGCGAGATGTTCTCGCACGGCCCCGTGACGTAGATGCCGTGCGACACCGCCAGCCCGTCGACCATGTTGTCCATGATCAGCCGGCTGCGCTCGCCCATCATGATCGTGATGTTGCTCTGGCGATCGATATGGATGCCGTGCACGCCGGGCGTGGCGATCCGGAAGTCGCGGTCGTTGGGAAACACCAGCGTGCCGCCGCCCTTTGCGGCGAGCGCCTGCAGCGCCGCGGCGATCGCCGGCCAGTCGTCTGCGCTGCCGTTGCCGATGGCGCCGAAGTCGAGCGGCGACACGGCCGGCCAGATCGTCGGCGGAGCGGCGCGCAGGTACGTCGGGACATAGGGGATCGTGCCCATGGCGTCAGCCCGCCACCGGCTGGAGGCAGCGCTTGTCGCGCTCCTTGTTGAAGGCGAGCAGCCAGTCGACCAGCGGTTCCCACAGGGACCTGTCGGCCTTGAAGGCGGCGACCTGCCCGTCCGTCGCGTGATAGCGCGTCGTCACGATGCAGAGCGTGTCGACGGTCGCCACGATCGGCGCGCGGTCAGCGCAGGCCGTCAGTGCGATCGTCGTAAGGAGTGCGCTGCACTTCTTCATCGGTCCTCTCCCTGGAAATGCGGGCAGCGTCGAGCGTCCTGATGGTCTCGTTCTGCACCCTGGTGGTGATATCGGCGGCGCCGGCCGTCTCGCCCTTGCGGTAGACGAGCCAGAGGCCGCCTGCCGTGGCGGCGACCAGCGCCGCCACGGCGATGGCGATGACAACGGGCCGGGACAGTCCGAGCGCGGCGATCATGCGAGCCCCCGCAGGAAGCCGGCATGGAGCGCGGCGATCTCTTGCGCGTCGAAGATGGCGTTGCAGCCGTCGACCTGGCCCTGCCTCATCGCGCCACCGAACGGGTGGCCGCGAACCTGACCGAAGAAGCTGTCGCGATCGATCATCGCCGCGCCCTCCTCTGTTGTTGCCAGCGATGCAGGCGCCAGCGCGCGAACAGGTATCCGGCCGCCAGCACCCAGATGAAGATGTCGAGGCCGGTCATGCGCCGCCCCCGTCGCCGTGTTCGCCGCCGCGGCCGAGCCAGGCGTCGCGCCAGCGCCGGAAGGTGCCGACCGGATCGCTCGCCCATTGCCGGGCCGCCGCGACCGCCACGCCCATCGCGTCGCTCAGCAGCATGGCGACGATGATGGTGATACCCGACGTCGACTTGGTGCCGAGCTGCCAGTATTCGCCGATCGCCGCGCCGAGATAGAGCGACAGGAACGCCGAGCAGAACCAGGTCGTGACGCGTTCCTTGCGCGTCTGCTCGATCCGCCACTTCAGGCCGAAGTACGCGCCGATCGACGGTGGCACGAACGGCCAGATCGCATCGAAGGCGGCGCGGAAATCCTGTCGATCCATCACGACAGCCTCCCGTTGAGGTAAGCGTAGAGCTGGGCGGCCTGCGGTGCTGTCAGCAGCGAGGTGAACAGAACGGTGCTGTGAACGCCCTGCCAGAAACTTCCTGCGGCTGCCGAAGCGCCCGCACCGAGGCGGACGCGGGCGCCCGTCGTCGTCGGCACGCACGCCGTACCTGTAGATCTCACGCCGTCTATTTCCGAGTAGATATTCGTGCCGTCAGTGATCGATCGGATGACGTGCCGGCCGGAGAAATCGACTGTGGCCACGCCTGTTGTCTTTGACGTGCCGTCACCGATGCGAGCGTTGACCCTGTTAACCGACGCGGTGACGGTTCGCTCAAGTGCCCGCCCTGCGGCCGTCCCGTTGCCAAGAGACGCCGCTGCGCGGACGGTCGCGTCGGCGCCGGGCGCCTGCTGATCGGTGGCACCCCAGATTTCACCGCCCCCGGCGCCCACCGGAAATGACACCGGGTACGGCCCCGTCAATTCGTCATCGGCCCCATCGTAGCCGACGCCGGGGCGTCCATTGAACGAGGTGGTGCTATAGGTCGGCTTCGCCGCGCCAACTGCCTGCACAGCGTCATACCCGCCGACGATGTCCCGCCACGACGACACCGCGCCGCCGACATGCGTGATCAGGTCGGAACGCTCGGCGTCCCACCAGGCGAGAAGGTCGCTACCGAGCGCCGCGGGCGTCCAGCCCCACGGCGCCGGGCTGCCCGCTCGATAGGCCGGCATGAAGCTCATGTGAACGAGCCCACGCCGACGGCCGTCACGTTCGTGCCCGTGGTGAGCTTCCATCCTGGTGTCGTGGCGGCAATGCACCGGGCGCCGATCGGCACGAAGAAGGAATGCAGTGTCGCGACGCTGCCTGCGCCACCGGCGAAGATCGTGATGCCCGACCCGTTGCCGTCCTTGATCGACACGGCGCCCGGCGACGTGGTGCCGGGCACGATCAGCACGCCGGCGAGATAATCGCCGGCCGCGCCCGTCGCGCCCATCATCTGATCGGTCTGGCTCGCGGCCACGGTCTCGTAGTCGGTGCCCGCGGAGACCGGCAGCGGCGTGAACTTGGTGACCGGGACCCGCGGCGCGTTGGCCCGCGTCTGGTCGAGATAGCCGACGTCGTGCGTCATGATCCGGACTCCATCTTCGATTTGGGCGAAAGCCGGAGCCGGCGACGTGCCGGCTCCGGGACGGGTCAGACCGAGCCCACGACCGGCTTCTTGCCGGTCAGCGGGTCGAGGTAGTCGGCCGGCGGCTTGCCGTCGGTCATCGGCGGGGCATCGAGCGGGGTCGGCGCGCTGCTCTCCACCGGCACCGCGTTGCGCGGGTCCGGCGGGGTGTCGTTCCACCAGCGCACGACGGAGCCGGTCTCGATGCGCTGGAAACCGTCGTAGTGCGGCTCCAGCAGACGGACCCAGTCGCCCTTCTTCACCTCGTGAAGCGCGGCAGGCGCATCGGTTCCCTCCGGAACGGCGTCGTGACGCTCGGCATGGTGCTTGGCTTTGGCCATGTGTCGGGCTCCCTACAGGACGCTGAAGCCGGACGGCCGGGCGACGTTGTCCTGGCGGTCGAGCACGAGGTAGGCGTTGAAGGTGCCCGCGGTCAGCGGGCCGGTGGCCACGGTGTAGGTCACCTGGATGTACCGCTGCAGGCGGGCGGGGAGCCGGATGCGCAGCGCCTCGTAGCCCGCGACCAGCGTAGCCTTGCCGATCGCAGGGGTCTGCGCCACGACAGCGAACGACGAGTTGTCGGCGCTGTCGTCGAGCGAGAACACGACGGTTGCGGAGCCCGAGGCGTCCGCGGCCGTGGCGACCTGCACCACGAGCTCGATCGGCTCGCCGCTGCCCACGTTGCGCAGCGCGGTCGCCAGATCGAGGCTCTTGGTCGATGCCGCCGTGGCGGTGACCGCCTGGGCGTCGCTCATGTAGAGGTTGTTGTCGACGATGGACATGGTTCTGGTTCCTTCCCTGCGTGCCTGGTTCCTTCAGAGGACCGCTTAGGACACGACCGATTCGGTGTTGAGGATCTGGTCGACGATGCGCAGCGGGATGCCGTCGTAGTTCTCGAAGCGCTTGATCACGCCGCGCTGGTCGTCGGTCGAGGTGTCGCGGATCGTGGTAAGGTTCACCGTGCTCGACGCCTGGGCGCCGCGGTTGCGCTGCTTGTTGAAGTGGCGCTTGACCGTGCGGTTCATGTAGAGCGCCGGCCGGCAGGCCCCGAGGTTGGGGATCTTGGCAATCGCCTGGTCGACCAGGTCGACGAGGTCGGGCGGCGTCGAGGAGCGCAGGCCGCCTGCGTTCGCCGAGGTGTCGACATTGGCGATGCGCACGATGTAGCGCCAATCCTTGACGCTGAGGCCCGCCTTCCACACGTAGTGCGTGATGTAGGCCTTGTAGCGCTTGTTGTTGGCGTCGAACGCCCAGTCCTCGCCCTCGTCGGTGTCCTGCAGGCCCGCCTTCGAGCCCTTCGGGAAGATGCCGCGCACCTTGTCGTCGCCCCAGCCCACGAGCCAGATCGAGGACTGCTGCGACGACGTGGAACCCGCGCCGGAGACGACGTTGTTCGCGGTCTGCGACGTGCCGGTCGAGAGCGACGCAAAGCGCGGCGTGAAGCCCATCGGCTTCTCGGGCGCGAGCGCCGAGTTCGAGTAGAGGAGCTGGGCGGCCATATCCTGCGCCATGCCCTCGAGGAACCCCTTGTTCTGGCTCATGCGCCAGCGCGCGGAGTTGCCGTTGAGGTCGGCGAGCGCCTTGTCGACGATGGCGATCGCCTCCGACATGCCGCAGGTGTCGGTGACCTGCGCTTCGGTGGTCTTGCTCGGATCGACGCCCTGGTTGAGGCGGCGCCAGGTCGGCGTCGGCAGGCTGGTGCGCACCGAGTCGCGATGGCCGGTGGGCAGGTTGCCCTCGATCCACAGCATGTCCTCGAGGATCTCGTTGCGCTGGCTGAGCAGCTCGGCCACGTCGGCGATCGAGCCGTCGGGCGCGAGGTTCTTGGCGAAGTCCGCCAGCGTGTAGGCGGTGGTGATGTTTGCGGTTGCCACGGTGGGCCTCCTACGGGTTCATGTTGCTGTTCGGGAAATGCGCGCGAGCATCGCGAGCGCCGCTGCCGGCCGCGGCATCGCCGGGCACGAGCGTGTCGTCCTGGATCGCCGTCTTGCCGATCTTCGCGAGAGCCTTGATGAAGCCGGCGCGGTTGGTCACACCGAAGTGCTCCAACAGCGCGACCTCGTCCTTGCCGAAGATCTTGAGCGCCGCATCCTTGGCGGCGCCACGCTCCTCCGGAGTCGTTGTCTTCTCCGCAGTCGCCTTCCACGTCCCGACCTGGTCGGCGAACGCCTTGGCATTGCCATCGGCGCCCGCCTTCTGCTGCCGGGCGTAAAGAGCTACGAGGTCCTTCACGGCCTCGGGTGGAATGTCGTGCCTGGCGAACAGCTCGCCGCCGGCCCTCGCGGCCTCGGGATCGAGGGTGAAGCCTTCCGGCATCGGCGCCTCCGATATCACCCGGGCGTAGTCGACAGGTTGTTTCTGAGTAACGGGCTCGGCCTTCGTCTCTTCGGTCTTCGTCTCTTCGGCCTTTGTCTCCGTGCCCTTGGCTTCGGTTTCGGCCGCCGTGGTCTCGGCACCCTTCGTATCGGTGGTCTGCGTCGTCTCCGCAGCCTTCGTCTCCGCGGTGTCGGTCGTGGTATTTCCGGTGTCTTCAGCCATTGTCCTCATCCTTCTCCAGATTTGCCGCCGCGCGGGTCTGCGCCGCAGCCTTGTCCCGCGCCTGCGCCTCGCGCTGCAGGGCCATGAACTGCTCGGGATCGACGCGCTCGATCCAGGCCGCCAGATCGAGGCCCGCGGCCCGCCGGCCGCTCTCGTAGTCGGTGACGCGGACCGAGGTCGCGTCCCACGGATCGCCCAGCCATCGGCAGTTGCGGGCGATGCGCATCAGCACCTGGCGGCCGTTCTCGGTGGCAAGGAGCGCCCGCATCGCCTCGTCATCGTCGCGGTCGTACTGATTCTGGATTTGCTCCAGCCGCCGGTTCTGCCGAGGATCGTTGAGGTTGCGGCTCATGACGCCTCCTGCGCCGGCGGCACGCCGGTGATCGCCTCGAGGCCGTTGCGGTCGCCGACCTGGGCTTCGGAGAGCGTCTTCGCGCCCTGCGCCAGCGCCGACCCGGCCTGCAGTGCCTGCGCCATCGCCGCCTGCTTCGCCCGCGCCTCGGCGAACTGCTGCGCCTCGACGGTCGAGCGGATGATGCCGGCCGGCGTGCCGATCGCATCGGCGTGCTTGTCGATCGCGTCGTAGACGTCGAGCTTGTCGCCGGCCTGCGGGAAGGCGCCAACCAATGAGCCGACGAAGCCGACGCTGCGCTCGATCGACTGCACCCGCGCGGCACCCTGCGCCTGCGCCAGCATCGAGATCAGCTCGACCTCGAGCGGCCAGCCCTCCAGCTCCCTGGGCCGCGGCGCGAACAGGCTATGCCGGACCATCTCCGCGAACGCCCAGCCGATCAGTGGCTTCAGCAGGTCGCCGTGCAGGCTCTCCAGCACGGGCCCGAGCATCATCAGCTTCTCTTCCTTGCGCGCGATGATCTCGAGCTGATTGCGCGGCTGAATGCCGTCCATCTGCGAGATCATCAGGAACAGGTCGGCGAAGTAGCAGCGGTTCACGATGTCCCGCTCGTCGCCGATCAGGTCCTTGAGCGGACCGATCACCGACGGGTTGGTCTGGTACATCGGCCGCCCGATCTTCTCGTTCAGGTTCCCCGCGAAGTAGTTCACGAAGCCCGGCGTCGTGCCCGAGGGCTGGTTCTTCAGCTCGGCCGGAAAGGCCATCGGCGGGTTGACGTGCTTGTCGACCGCGTTGTGCCGGCGCTTGCCCAGCACCTGGAGCGACTTCACGTCGGAGTCCGCGGCGTGGCCGCAGCCCGTGCCGTAGGGATCGTCGGCCAGCACCTCCCATCGCGGCGACAGGACCGGCCAGCGGTCGTAGCCCGCGATCCTCAGGAGCCGGTCGTCCTTGCCCTCCTCCCAGGTGACCGAGCGCCAGCGCTTGCCCCTGGTGCCGAACGCCTCGGGCTCGAACTCGTCGTTCGGCTCGATGCAGTGCAGCAGCATGACGTTGCCGTCGGCGCCGGCCTTGCCCTTGCGCGCCTTCACGTCGGGGCTGACCTTGTCCTCGCCGTATTCGCGGATCACCGAGCGCGCCGGCAGGGCGAAGCGCCGGATGAACGTGTCCGTGACCATGCGATGGTCGTTGGCCAGCCAGTAGCTCCCGATGGTCTGCGGATAGAAGCGCATGACCTCGTCGAAGTCGGGACGCATCAACGCGCAGGCCGTGCCGAAGCCGCCGACCTCGCCGTAGAGGAGGTGCAGCACCTGGTAGAGATTCGACTGGTTGAAGACCATCAGCATCCGCTCGGCGGCATGGTCGAGCCACGCCTTGACGGCGGCCGAGTTGGCGATCCTGTGGTCCGCGACGGTGAGCCGGAACCACGGCTGGGTGCGCGGCGTCAGCCCGCCCATCAGGCCGGCGCGCAGCACGCGCAGCGCGAAGTGCGCCACCATGTCGATGATCGCCTGGTTCTTCTTGGTGCCGCGGTCGCTCTGCCCGGCGGTGCGCAGGAAGTCGCCGCGCTGCGGGATCTGGTAGCGGGCGATGTCGCGCCAGCCCGGCTCCCACGAATGGCGGATCCGCTTCAGCTCGGCGAAGCGCGTGTTGAGATGCTCGGCGAGAGCGCGTTGGGTGTGAGCCATTGGCGTCACGCTCCCGTCAGGGTCTTGAACCCCGGCGTTCCGGCGATGAAGGCCGGGGTGAGAAGCCCCGCGCCGCCGCCGCTGTTGGTGATCGTGCTGGCGTAGCCCGCAGCCGCCTGCGCCTTGCGCTTCATGTCGTCGCCCGCGCGGACCACCGCGGGATCGAGCGACGTCGGTGCCGGCGCCGGTGCCGGAGGCAGCAGCGTCGCCGATGACGGGATGCTCGGGGAGGCGCCGATACACATCAGCGGCCCCGCCGGGAGAGAGTGTCTAGGGGATGTGAAGTAGCCACATGCGAGTAGCTATTCGCTGTGATTTAGGCGACGCAAACGCAAAGCGCGAAGGAGCGTCGATCATGGGTCGGTTCGGTGAACAGCGATGGGGAGAAAGGTGAAAGTGACGATATCTCCAGCTCATGAGCGAGCGAGGCTCCGCCTCGGAAAGATGAGACCTCGTCATCCTGAGAGGGTGTGAGTTTTGATTTCAGAGGGTCTTATGCTGGGGGCGCGTCACTCCAGTGACGCGTCATGCGGTGCGGCAACAGCGAATAAGACGCGTCACTGGAGTGACGCGCCCCCAGCAAACTCGACTTGATCGATAAGCTCACAATCTCTCTGGACGACTGGGAAAGCATCACAGCCGCAAATGAGCGCGCATCGCGCGGAGTAGCCTCCGCGCTTTGATGCGCGCGGTCCAATGAGCGTGGCCCGAGGCAGATACCTGCGATAGGGTCGCGCGCATGACCAGATCCGATCCTTCGCGGCGCACGATCCTCAAGGCGGCGACCGTGCTCGCCGGCACCACCGTTGCAGCCGACACCGCGATCGCCCAGGTCCCCCGCATCACCGGCGGTAGCGAGTCGTCGTTCCCCTCGCCCGACGCGCCGGGCTCGAACGAAGGCGGCTACAACATCCTGTTCATCCTGACCGACCAGGAACAGTACATGGGCTACACCTGGCCGTTCCCGCTGCCCGGCCGGGAGCGGCTGCGCAATGCGGGCACGTTCTTCGAGAACCACCACATCGCGGCCGACATGTGCTCGGCCTCGCGCGCGGTGATCTATACCGGCCTGCACCAGCCCCATAACGGCATCTTCGACAATGCCGGCGTGCCCTACATGAAAAGCCTCGATCCGAAGCTGCCGACGATCGGCAAGATCCTGCGCAAGCTCGGCTACTACACCGCCTACAAGGGCAAGTGGCATCTCAACGGCGCCATGGCGATGGAGAACCATCCCGATCACATCAAGGCGCTGTTCGAGTCCACGATGGACAAGGACTACGGCTTCTACGACTACACCGGCACGGGCGATTACATCGAGGGCGCGCTGGGCGGCTACGAATACGACGCCGTCGTGGCCGCGCAGGCCCTGCAATGGCTGAAGGCGAAGGGCCGGCCGATGACCGACCGCAAGCAGCCCTGGTATCTCGCCGTCAACTTCGTCAATCCGCACGACGTGATGTGGGTCAACACCGACCGGCCCGGCGAGAAGGTCCAGGCGACGGAGGCGCAGCTCGGCATCGCATTCCCGCCGCAGGACGCGACCTACCGGCAGGACTGGAACGAGGTTCCGCTGCAGGCGAGCTGGCAGCAGCCGCTCGATGCGCCGGACCGCGTGCCGGCCCATCGGATCTATCACGCCGCCAACGGCTACCTGACCGGGCTGATCCCGAACGAGGAATGGCGCGTCCG